CTGGAATTGCAGCGACTATACCAACAGTAGGTGTTGAAAGAGGAATTCTTGGTACAAACATAGAAGAGCATGAAGATGGTGACATTGTAAGAGTCTATAGAGGATCTTACGATCTTTTAGATTCCAGAGTATATTTCCTGGATGCTCCAACTGGAAATGCAAGAGATGAATTAGATGAGAGTGACTTACCATACCCAACATCTTCATTTGATGGAAGAGTATTTACAAGAGCATCGTATGATACTAATATTATTTTTGATGATATATCAGATTCTTTCACTGGAATTGGAAAAACATATACAATTACTAGTCTCGGTTTTAATACTACTGGATTAAGTAATGGAAATGGATTGGTATTCATAAATGGTATATTCCAAACACCAACAACCTCCAATAATATTGGTGGAAATTATGAACTTGTTGTAGATAATACTTTAGGAATTTCTAGCATTGTATTCTCTGGAATTACATCAGAAGATGGCACATATATCAAATCTGATTTTGATATCAATCAAAACCAAGTTCCTAGAGGCGGTTTAATTGTATCTCTTGGTTCAACATCTGGTTCTGGATATGCACCACTAAAACCTGCAATTGTTGGATTGGTTACAGGTAGTTCTGGTGAAATTGTTGATATTTTAGTACAACCATCAACAAATAGAAGTTTCGGTATCCAAACAGCAGCATATGATAATGAAACTGGTATTCTTGATATTACGACTGAAGGTCCAAATATCTTCGAAGAGAATGATTTAGTAAAACTTAGTGATTTGGAGTTTGAATGTGCAGCACCTCATGCTGGTGTAACAACAACAATATTCCCAGATGGTTCAAGTCCATCTGGATTTACTTTCCCAATACTTACAAAATATACAAATAGTAGATTTACATTAGATGTTGGCGTTTCAACAATTCCACACACCTATGTTGGTTTTGGGTCTGTTTATGAATATCTTTCGGATTTAAATGTTGGTTCAGCATATAGGGGAGGTTCAGTATCAGTAGCAGTTTCTACAGGAGAGTCTTTACTTGGTTCTGGAGCAGAAATTACTGCTACTGTTGGTCTTGGTGGAACAATTACCTTTACTATTGTTCAACCTGGAAGTGGATACTTCGAACCACATTTAGATATTCCTGCCCCATCATATGATAATTTAGAAATTGTTGGAGTTTCCAGACTTAGTGTTGGGGATACAACCGATACAGGAAAAAATCTGCTGATGAGTCTGGAAATTGGACCAAATAGCAATCCAATTTTTGAAGATAGATATGCGGATGCTGCAAACTTAATTGAAGCAAACGCACAACTTATTGCTGAGGTTGCTGTCGGCAGAATGCTTACGGAATACCCTGTCTTTACAATACCTGGAGGAAATCAAAACTGTATCGATGATATTGTTGATGTCTTGAATTCAATTTCATACAATTTACGTTATGGTGGTAATGATTACGTATTTGATGCGGCAAATTACTACGTTACAGGTGCACATGTTGCTGGAGAAGAAGAGCAATCAATTTATGCCTTCGAAGAAGCCAGAACAATGGCAATTGAGGCAATGAGAAATGAGCAAATTACCATTGGTGGATATTCATCCAGAACACAGATATTTGATTACAGCATAATTGGCGACCAAAGTCAGCAAATTAATGATTACAATCCAGGTGATTGTGCTGATGTTGCATCTTCAATTGACAGCTTTGTTGGTATCGTGACAAATGCAATAGATAGTGGATCATTACCACCAAAAACTGTCGCTCCAGGATCATTGAATGAAGTTTCATCATTCAGAATTTCTAGGCCAGGATATTCTTTCCAGATTGGAGATAAGTTTACTGTTGTTGGTTTGGTAACTGATGCAAGACTATCAGAACCAGCAGCACAATTTGAACTAGAAGTTGTTGAAGTCTTTAACGACTTCTTTGCTGGATGGCAATTTGGAGAATTAGATTATATCGACAGCATTAAGAATTTCCAAGATGGAACTAGAACTAGATTCCCATTATACTATAATGGTGAGTTGGTAAGTTTTGAAAAGGATCCATCAAACGTTCTTTCTCAAAAAATTGACTTGAATGCAATTCTTTTGATTTTCATAAATGGTGTCATTCAAACTCCAAATATATCTTATTTCTATGAAGGAGGTACATCAATTAATTTCTCAAGACCACCAGATGTAGAAGATAAAGTTGATATATTCTTCTATGTTGGTGATAGAAATGTCGATGTTATCATCACCGATATTAGAGAGACAATTAAGAAGGGTGATACTATCCTCTTAAAACGAAATCCTAATAATCTAGGAACTGAGCAACAGGACGATGAAAGAACTGTATTTGAACTTCCTCTCTCAGATACTATCGAAACTAACATATATGTTGGTCAAGGAATTGAAGAAGTTTATAAACCATTTGATTGGGTTCAGCAAAAGAGAGATTTAATTATTAACGGTGATATTGTATCAAAGGCAAGAAGAATTTTGGAACCAAGAGTCTACCCAACTGCAAAAGTAATTGGTGATATTGACGCTAATAGTACAAATATTTTTGTTGATGAGGTTAGACATTTCTTCCTTGAGGAAGAACTTTATGGCGAAACTATTCAAGCAATCAATGGTTTGGTCATGGATCCTTCAGTCGGAATTGTTGGTGCTGAGGCAACAGTAACAGTTTCTGCAGGCGGAACTATAAGTGCAGTGACAATTACGAACAGTGGTTCTGGATACAAAGGAACTGAAAATATTTCAGTGAGTGGAATTGGAACTTCTGCAGAACTTTCACTTGTAGTTTCCAATGGTTCCGTAACTGGAGTTAATATTGTTAACCCTGGTATTGGATACGATAGTGCTAAACCTCCTAATGTTCTTATAGGAGTTCCAGCTGGTCTCACAGAAGAATTTAGACAAATTCAGTTATTTGAAGGATTTGCTGGAATTATCACTGGAATTACTACTAGTGCAGGAACAGGTGGACATCCAATTGCACTCAACTTCTTCTTTAGATCAGATATATCTGATGCTAATGACCTAAACCCTGGATATCCAGTCCTTATTCAAGGAACAACTATTGGTGAAGGTGTAACTTCTGTAGAGTCTGGAACAGCAATTATTGGAATTGGTCAAACATTCTTAGACAATGTTTACTATGTAAATTCCAAATTTAATGTTGGACCAATATGTGATATCACATGCAACGTTTTAGAATCCGATGGTCCATCGCTTGAAACAATTGTTGGTACTGGAATAACTGGAGATTATCTTGGAAGAATGTCTTGGGGACGACTTTTCAACTATGGTCAACGAGTTTCACCAAAAGATTTCACAGTTAGTGGACATACTGTTGATGTAGGATTGTCAACTTTCCCAACAATTCAAAGACGTGGTTATGGATTCTTCAATAATGGTTCAATTGCAATCGACTAAAAATTGACATAAATAAAGAAAAAAGATTTATAGGCAATGTCGGCAATTGTTACTGACCAATTTAGAATATTAAATTCCGCTAATTTTGTAAGCTCAGTAAATCAAACTGACAATTCTTACTACGTAGTAATTGGATTACCAAATGCAAATGCCGTAGGATATGGTAGATCTGAAGAATGGGATGAAAATACTCCCGATCCTTTAGATAGTTTCTATGATAATGCACATTTTAGTGATACTATCATGTACGGCAATAAAATTACATCAAGCAATATTAGAAGAATTGTAAGAAGAGTAAACTGGACTTCTGGGACTAGATATGAGATATATCGTCATGACTACACCGTAAAGAACCCATCTCAGTTAACTGAATCAACCAGTCTTTACGATGCAAATTATTATGTGATGAACTCAGATTTTAGAGTTTATGTTTGTATTGATAATGGTTCAAATGGAGATAATTTAAGTGGAAATATCTCAATTGATGAACCTAAGTTTACTGATTTAGAACCATCCAGAGCAGGTGATAGTGGTGATGGATACTTATGGAAATATTTGTTTACTGTTTCACCAGCGGATGTCATCAAATTTGATGATTTAGATTATATCACATTACCACCAGATTGGGAAAAAAGTACAGATTCTGGTAATAGAGCGGTAAGAGAATCTGCAGATTCTTCAGTAAATTTTAACCAAATTAAAAAAGTTTATATTGCTGAAAAGGGTAATGGTTATGTAAACGGTAGTCATGAAGTTGATATACTAGGAGACGGTACTGGTGCTCGCGTTAGAGTTACTGTTACTGATGGAGAAATTACAGATGCTATTGTGATTAGTGGTGGTTCTGGATATAGTTGGGGAGTTGTAGATTTAGGTAGTATAAATTCTGGTGTTGCCCCAGATTATGCAAAACTGGATGTTATTATTCCACCATCACTTGGACATGGTTATGATATTTACAAAGAACTTGGTGCTGACAAAGTTTTAATTTATGCAAGATTTGACGATTCTACAAAAGATTTCCCAGTAAATACAAAATTCTCTCAAGTTGGAATTGTGAAGAATCCAACAGTAATCGGTTCTTCTTCAACATTTACTGATAGCACATTTTCAAATCTCCATTCTGTAATTTTTGAAACTACTGGTGTTGAAGAACCAATCATAGGTGAAAAAATTAGACAAAATCTTACAAATGATATTGCATTTGGATATGTTGCCTCTTGGGATAAAGAGACATCGGTAATGAAATATTTTTATGATAGATCGTTGTTTATCAATCAAACAACTTTAGATAGTACTGATTATGTTGGAATTACTACTGGTGCCAAATTAGTGACATTTATCCCAAATAATTCCAGTATTATTGGTGAAGAATCTGATTTTAGTGGAAAAATAAACACCAATTTTACTGGACTTTCAACAAATCCAACAGGAAACAAAAATATTCCTCTCGGTGTCACTTTCACAAATGGACTAGCTTCACCCGAAATAAATATAGGGTCAGGTGAATTATTATATATGGATAACAGACCTGCGATTACTAGAAATTCTCGCCAAAAAGAAGACGTAAAAATTGTACTGGAATTCTAAAAAATGCCACAAAAAACTAATTTAAACATCAGTCCATATTTTGATGATTATGATAAGGCGAAAAATTTTTACAAAGTCTTGTTCAAACCTGGATTTCCAATTCAGGCTAGAGAATTAACGACTTTACAGTCGATATTGCAAAATCAGGTCGAAGAGTTTGGATCTCATATTTTCAAAGAAGGTTCTATGGTTATACCTGGTGGTATAACTTATGACCCAGAATATGATGCAGTAAAAGTAAATTCTTTACACCTTGGTCTGGATATTACATTATATCTTGATTCTATAATTCAAAAGGGTGTAAATCTAAGAGGTAGAAATTCAAATATTGTCGCTTCAATCAAAGGATACTTGCTACCAAGTAGTGGGGAAGTTGAAGATTTAACTATTTTTGTAAAATATCTTTCATCTGATGACTCAAATGTTAGTAAGGCATTTCCAGATTCTGAGGTATTGCTTTTAGAAGATAATATAACTTACGGAAATACAACACTGAATCAAAGTGATTCTGTTATTACTTTATTAGCGTCGAATTCGACAGAAATAGGATCGGCTGTTAATATTGAAGAAGGTGTTTATTTTATTAGAGGAACTTTTGCGCGTGTAGAAAAAGATACTATAATTTTAAGTCCATATAGTAATACGACTTCATATAGAGTTGGACTTTCTGTTAATGAATCTATTGTTAGTAGTAATGAAGATCCCACATTAAATGATAATGCTAAAGGATTTACAAATTATGCTGCTCCTGGCGCAGATAGATTTAAAATTGAAACTAGACTAACCAAAAAATCTATAGATGATACCGACGACGTTAATTTCATTGAACTTATTAGGATTATAAACGGCAGAATTTTAAAGGTACAAAATACAAGTGTTTACAGTGAGATTAAAAAATATCTTGCAAAAAGAACTTATGAGGAGTCTGGAGATTATACTATAAATCCATTTAAAGTCATAGTTAATAATAGTTTAGATGACGGAAACAGTGCCACCCCTAACGGTCTCTATTCTGCCTTATCCATCACGGACAATGGTAATACCCCTAAAGAGGATTTAGCAACTGTTACAGTATCTCCTGGCACTGCATACGTTAAGGGTTTTGATGTTAACTTGGTCGGTGGTGCATCTATAGATGTAAAAAAACCAAGAACTACTCAAAATGTTAATAAGGTATCCGTCCCATTTAAGATGGGAAGTTTATTGAAAGTAAATAATGTCTATGGAGTACCATTTATTAATATTGGTGATGTTCCAAATGCTAATCCAGAAGATAATATTATTCAATTATTCAGCCAAAGAAGAAATACTGCAGTAAACAACGCTGGAACAGGAACCAGAGTCGGAAGTGCTAGAGTATATTGGTTTGGTCTTGAAAACAACACATATACTGATGCATCAACACAATGGGATTTGTATTTGTTTGATATTCAAACATATACACAATTACAATTAACAACTACTCTAACACCAGCAGATACTCCTATCGGTTCGTTTGTGAGAGGTCTTAGCAGTGGTTCTACTGGATATATTGTAGAATACACTGGAGGAAATCAATTCCCAACATTATCACAAACAACAGGGTCATTCTTAGTTGGGGAAAATATCATCTGCAATGAAGATCCATCTATCATTAAAACCATTGAAGCAGTTACAGAATATGGTATTGAAGATGTAATGTCGGTTTACCAAAATACAAATGTAATTAATAATGGTTTCAATACAGATTTTATAGCAGATACTGTTTTATATGATAGATTGCCAAAGGGATTTGCCGCAACAGATGTAATAGCTATCAATGCTGGTACTGTAACATGTTCTGGTAAAACTTTTACAGCAGCAAATGGATTCAAACCTGGAAGAATTATTAAGTTTTCTGAGAGTCAAGTAGATGATATAACTTATAATAGAATTAACACTGTTGCTGCTGATGGTTCAAGTTTTACATTGGCAGCAGCATTTGATGTTGGTGGGGTATCACATGGTAGTGTTCCTACAGGTGTGATAAATGTTAATTTTAGATTTGGTGTTCCCAATGTTTTAAATTATGATTCTAGGGGAATATATGTACCACTTCCACATCAAAATATATCCAACGTCGATTTATCTGGTGCAAATTTAACAATTACCAAACAAAGACTTGGTGCAACGACAAATAGTCTTGGATCCTTAGTTGTAACTGCTAACGAATTACTAGACTCGCAAACAGGAGTTACTGAAGTATTTTTCGAACCATTTGATGCTGAAAGATATGCGGTCATCTACAGTTCTGGAACTCCAGCATCACTAACTAGTAGTCAAGTTACTATTAGTGCCGATGGTAAGACATTAACTATTGCTGGATTACTTCCAAATCAAAATAATGTTTGCGTAATTACCACATTAAGAAAAACCTCCATCACATCAAAAGCAAAACAATTTATTAGAAGTGCGACAATTAGTGTAAATAAATCAAAAACTGATGCATCTGATTTAACAAAGAGTTCTGCATATGGTCTTCGTGTAGAAGATAACGAAATTTCTTTGAATGTCCCAGATGTTTCGAATGTATTGGCGATTTATGAATCTCCAAACAACAATCCACCAGTTCTTGATAAATTAAAATTTATTACTGGATTTAATTTAGATTCATCTACTATTGCTGGCGAAAAGATAGTAGGAGAAGATAGTGGAGCAGTTGCACAACTTGTTACTGCAAATTCGCCAACTGAGGTAAGCATTGTTTATCTGGGTGGTGTTGAATTTACTCCTGGTGAGCAACTCAAATTCCAAGAATCCAATATTGTAGCAACACCAATTCAATTAATTCCTGGAAGTTATGTTAATTTAACAAATAACTATATCTTAGATAAAGGGCATAGGGAACAATTCTCAGACTATTCCAGAATAGTAAAGAAAGGGATAGCATCACCAACAAGAGAATTGTTAATTGTCTTCAACTATTATAAAGTAAATAGCGTTTCTTCTGGAAGTAGTGGTGATATATTCACTGCCAATTCTTATACAACTGAAAGATATACTTATGATATACCAGAAATTGGAGACAGTAAAGTAAGATCTACCGATGTTTTAGATTTTAGACCAAGAGTTGTTGAATACAGTGGGTCTTCATCACCATTTGCATTTACGGAAAGAGAATTTGAATCGACTTTCAATTTTGTAATATCTCCAGATGAAGCATCAATCGTTGGGTATGATTATTATGTTGGTAGACTCGATAGAGTTGTAATGGATATTTTTGGTGAAGTTAAAGTACTCCAGGGATCACCATCCGATCAACCACAACTTCCCAAATTGGAAAGTGACACGATGGAGATTGCTCAAATTCAATATCCACCATATCTTTACAATCCAAGTGATGTTTCTATTAGACTAATAGACAACAGACGTTATACTATGAAAGATATTGGAAATATCTACAATAAAGTTCGCACTCTTGAAGAAGTAACATCTTTATCTTTACTTGAAGTAAATACAAAAATTACAAATGTGACAGACGCATTTGGAATGAATAGATTTAAATCTGGTTTTGTTGTTTCAGATTTTAGTAATAACAATTTAATTAATTATGATAACTCAGAAACTAATGTTGATATTGACGCTTTCCGTTCATGTTTAAGAAGTTCAATTGATTTCTGGTCCGTGGAAGCAGAATTGGCATTGAATCCAGGAATTGATAGAAGTGCTGCCGATATAAATGCAAATCTAAAACTACTAGACGAAAGTGTTAAGAAAACTGGTGATATTTTAACACTAGACTACACTGAAGTTGTAATGATTAATCAACCACATGCAACTAGAGTAGAAAATGTAAATCCTTTTAATGTCATTGCCTTTGTTGGTGGAATTAAACTCGATCCACCATCCGATAATTGGTCCAGAACAGTATATACAAGTAAAACCAGAACAGAAAGTACTGGTGCTGTATGGAATGAAAATGCAACTACAAAAGTACAGCAGTGGAGTGAGTTTAGTCAAGGTGGTAAAACAGAAACTTTCTATCGCCGTGATACGACAACATATAACTACAAGTTATCAGAAAATAATAGACAAATTGATTTTGTAGAGAACGTAAAGGTCAAATCAGAAAAAGACATTTACATGAGGGAACGTAATGTTTATTTCTATGGAAATGGACTAAAACCATTTACAAAACACTATCATAGTTTAGATGCACAAACTATTGATATTCTACCTAAAGTTGTAGAAATCGAGATGGTAAATGGAATATTCCAAGTTGGAGAAGTTGTTGAAATTATTAGTCCAACAGGAAATAAAATTGGAAGAACTCTTCTACAAAAACCAAATCATAAATTTGGTGGATTGGGACCAACTGATACTATTTCTGCACAATTAGGAGAATCTGCAGTATTAACAGAAAAATATACTGTAGACATTTATGATACAAATAGAACTGCCCCAGGAAACAGCTATTCTGCGACATCCAGAATAATTAACTTCGATGTAACAAAAACAGCACAATCGAATGATTATTTTGGATACATTACTCCAGGTTGTAAGATAGTTGGAAAGACGAGTAATGCAATTGCTTCCGCAACAAATACTGATTTAATCTCAGATAATTGGGGTGACATTCTTGGATGTATGTATTTCAGGAATCCTCAGGCAAATCCAAAACCAACTAGACTCGTTACTACTGGAACTAAGACCATAAAACTTTCATCAAATGCTCCAGGAACACAAGTATTACCTGGATCATCCTTCCAGAGTAATGCAATTGGTTCATTTACTGGAAGTGGAACTGTGGTTTCTCAGGATACTAGTTATGTTCAACTTCGCAATCCACCCAGACCAAAAGATAGACCAGCAGATGTTAAACTTCGTTCATATGCTGTACATAGAGATCCTTTAGCACAAACGTTCACCACAGATGATGATGGTGCATATTTAACTTCTTTTGATGTCTATTTTGCTAAAAAAGATGAATCTGCAAAACTTTTTGTCGAATTAAGAACTGTAGAACTTGGAACTCCAACAAATCTTCTTGTGCAGGATTACTGTCAACTGGAAGTAAATCCAGAATATATTAATGTACCAGAAGATTTGAATAATCCAATTCCAACTAATTTCAAATTCGAATCTCCAGTATATTTGCGTCCAAATACAGAATATGCTATCGTATTCATATCCCCAGCATCTGATAACTATGAAATGTATATCGGCAGAATGGGTGAAAAGACAGTTGCAACAAGTAATCTGCCCGATGTAGAAAATGTAGTTGTCAGTAAGCAGTATATTGGTGGAAGTTTGTTTAAATCTCAAAATGGTACTATTTGGACTCCAAGTCAATTTGAAGATTTAACGTTTACGCTCTACAAAGCAAAGTTTGTTAAGAACGGAACAGTTTATTTCTATAACACACCAATTTTACCAGATGGTAATAATGGGGCATCATTAATATCAAATCCAATTGAGACTTATCCAAGAAAAGTATCCGTCGCAGTAACAAATACCTCAACACTTGGGGCAATTCTTACTCCAGGAACTTTAGTTGGAGAAACAACTACAACAATAACTGGTAGAATTGAAAAAACAGGTTCAAACCTAAATGGTGCATCACTTACTATATTAAATCCTGGATCTAATTACCTTAATGGAACTATTAGTGGTGTTGAATTATATTCTCTGGATGGAAATGGAAGTGGAGCAACTGCTCAACTTAATGTATCTAGTGGAGAAATTACAAGCATTTCGATTGTTACACCTGGAACTGGTTATGTTGAGGGTGAAAGATTGGGAATTGTCACTTCAAGTGTTGATGGTTTTGGTTCTGGAGCATTTTTCTCCGTAGATAATCTTGCAAGCCCAATCGAGACACTGTACTTGACCGATTTGAGTGAGAATAAGTTTACTTTAGGAAATACTTTAACTTACTATGTTGGAGCAACAGAGACAACAACAGTTGGTACTGTTGTAAGTGATTCTGCTGTACTGTCTCCTCTTTATACTGGAAACGTATTTAAAGTTACTCAGTATAACCATGGACATCATACATCTACAAATAAAGTAAAAATCCTGAATGTATCACCATCCAGAGAGTCTTCATCAATTGCACAAGATTTTGGATTAAATGACACTGTAATCTCTGTTGCTAACACAACACCATTTGCATCTTTTGAAGGAATAAGCACTTCTAGAGGTTATGCATTAATTGAAAATGAAGTTGTTGAATACAACTCAATTGGAAATGGAACCATAACAATTAATTCTAGAGGTGTTGATGGTACAACATCCAATACCCATGCCAGTGGAACAAAGATTGTTCCTTATGAAATAAATGGTGTTTCTCTAACTAGAATTAATAATGACTTTACCGTATCAACAATAAATGATTTCTCATCTCTTGATAATTACTATTTGGAGTTTGATAGATCTGATAGAAATGGTGGAAATATGTTGAACTTCTCAACACAATCTTCTGTTGGAGGTGACACTGCTAAAATTTCACAGAATCGTCAATTTAGCGTAATTAAGCCAGAGTTTAATTCAATCGCACCTACAGGAACAACAATAAATTCCAGTATTAGAACAATTACTGCAAGAAGTGCTGGGGGAATTGAGGCACCATTTATTGATTCTGGATTTGAAAATGTTGATTTGAATAATACACTTTCTTTCAATGCACCGAGAATGGTTGCATCACAAGTTAATGAGACCGAATATCTAGATTCTCTACCATCTAACAAATCTCTTACATTAAGAGTTGATATGTCTACTGAAAATGAGAATATTTCTCCCGCTCTTGACATTAAAAATGCAGTATTCGTTTTGGGTAGGAATAGGTTAAACAATCCAATTGCAGATTATACAAATTCTACTTCTATTTTGAATGGAACTGATGATCCTCATGCATCGATATTTGTGTCGAAGAAAGTCAGTCTTGCTAAACCTGCAACTGGAATTAAAGTGATTCTTTCTGCAAACAGAAGTGAAGAATCGGACTTTAGAGTTCTTTATAGAGTTGATAGTGCAAATTCGAGTGAAATTAACAAGAAATATGTATTATTCCCAGGATATAATAATCTTCTCGATACTGATGGTGATGGATTTGGAGATGAAGTAATAGATACTTCTAAAAATTCTGGATTAGCAGATGCATTTGTTGAGGCAAATTCAAACAGTGAAACTTTCAATGAATATACATTTACCGCTGATAATTTAGACGAATTTAACTCCTTTGTAATCAAAATTGTATTCAGTTCCAAAAATGAGTCTTATCCAGTATTAATAAGAGACTTTAGAGCTATAGCACTTTCTTAACATGGATAATAAGTACATTAAGGTAGAGGGGAGCAATTCCCTCTATCGCGATAAAGAAACTGGAGCGATTATAGACTTTGGGCAATCTGAGTATAATGCTTATATTTCCCAAAGGCAAAGAAGAATTAACGAAAAGAATGAATTTGATAGAATGAAAAATGATATTGAAGAGATTAAATCTTTATTGAAGGAATTTCTCAACCGATAAATACTTTGAGAATCCCTACTTTGTAGGAATATTTTGACAGAAAGAAATGGCAAAACCTGCATCAAGACAGCAATTAGTAGATTATTGCCTAAGAAGACTCGGAGCACCTGTCTTAGAAATTAACGTTGATGATGACCAAGTTGATGATTTGGTCGATGACGCATTACAATATTTCCAAGAACGTCATTTTGATGGCGTAGAAAGGATGTATTTGAAATATGTTATTACTCAAGACGATATTGATAGAGGTTCTGCCCAAGTCCCAGGAGGAACAGATCTTGTAACCACAGATTCAATATCGACAGAAGGTAATACATACCGTTGGTATGAAAGTGGAAATTATATACAAATACCAGATTCTGTAATTGGTGTCGAAAAAATATTTAAATTTGACACTAGTAGCATTTCTGGAGGGATGTTTAGTATCAAGTATCAACTATTTTTAAATGATTTATATTATTTCAACTCGGTAGAACTCCTCCAATACGCAATGGTTAAGAGTTATCTTGAAGACATTGATCATTTATTAACAACCGATAAGCAATTAAGATTTAATAAGAGGCAAAATAGATTATATCTTGATATTGATTGGGGAGCCCAGGCAGCAGGGAATGTCATAGTTCTTGATTGCTATAGAATTTTGGACCCAAATACCTTCACTAATGTATATAATGATAGTTTTTTGAAGTTGTATTTAACTGCACTGATTAAAAAACAGTGGGGACAAAATTTGAGTAAGTTTAAGGGTGTTAAACTCCCTGGCGGTATCGAAATGAATGGGGGAGAAATTCTCCAGCAAGCAGAATCTGAGTTATCGGATATTAAAGCAAGAATGGCATCAGAGTACGAACTTCCACCATATGATTTCATAGGATAATGACACTTAATCCCTATTTTTTACACGGTTCTAATACTGAACAGAGATTAGTTCAAGATCTAATCAATGAACAGTTGAGGATGTTTGGCGTGGAGGTAACTTATATTCCAAGAAAATTTGTTAATACAAAAACAATCATTGAAGAAGTTCAAGCATCAAAATTTGATGATAATTTTCAAATAGAAGCATATGTTGGAACATATGAGGGATTTACTGGGGCTGGTGATATTTTAACAAAATTTGGAATGAGTTTAAGGGATGATGTTACTTTAATCATCTCCAAGGAAAGATATGAGGAATTTATTGCCCCATTTTTAACAGATGATCCTCAAGTCGAAGTTCCACAAAGACCCAGTGAGGGCGATTTAATATATTTCCCTTTAGGGAACAGATTATTTGAAATTAAATTTGTTGAGCATGAAAAACCATTCTATCAACTTGGCAAAACATATATCTATGAACTTCAATGCGAACTCTTCGAATATGAGGATGAAATAATTGATACTTCAATAGAATCTATTGATACTCTTGTTGCAGATCAAGGTTATATTGCAACAATGAATTTGATTGGACTTGGAAGGACTGCAGATTTTACTGCCGTTCTTGGTGCTGGATATA